ACTTCAACTAATCCTGTATTTGCTTATGCATCAATTCCAGACTTTGATGGAATTACTGGAGCACAAATAGGTCAAGGATCGGGTTATGTTATAACAACAGGTCTTTACGATAATGGTGCAAGAGTTACAACAGATTATGCTTTATCTAATTTCTTCTTCTTTACAGTGAATTCAGATACTGCTACAACAGGAAATATTAAAGGAGGAGGCTACGGTTGTTCCGTTGGACCTATAACAATAAGCGCATGATAAATAAAATTTGGAATTGGATTAAAAATATATTTAAACCTACAAAACAAGATCCTCATCTTGAAATGTATGAAGAAGTTAGAACTGATAAAGTAGAAAAAATACGTAGAAAACATGGAGGAGATTCTAAGTAATGGCTTACACTTTAACAAACTTACAAGATGATGTCAGAAACTATACAGAAGTAGATAATGGAGTTTTATCCAACACTATTTTAGATACAATAATTAAAAATGCAGAGAATAGAATTTACAGAGAAGCTGATTCTGATGATAACAGATTTTATGCTACTTCAAACCTACAAGCTGGAAATAGATATGTAACTATTCCATCAGATTTAAGATTTATAAGATATGTACAATTAAAAGATGGTTCTGGTAACCAAGTATTTTTAGAAAAAAAAGATACTTCGTATATGTCAACTTTTTATGATACACCAGGCACTCAATCAGGTTTACCTAAATATTATGGTAATTGGGATGCTAATTTTTGGGTAGTTGCACCTACTCCAAATAGCACATTTGAAATAACTCTAGCTTACACAAAACAACCAACAAGTCTTACAGATTCTTCAGTTAGCAGCACTGGAACTTACGTATCCAATAAATATCAGGATTTACTTTTGTATGGAAGTCTGGTAGAAGCATATGGATACTTGAAAGGTCCAGCAGATATGTTACAATACTACGAAGGATCTTTCAAAAGAGCTTTACAATCGTATGCGATCGAACAACAAGGTCGTAGACGCCGAGACGAATATCAAGATGGTGTTATTCGAACTCCTTTAAAATCACCATCACCATAAATAAATTAAGGAGATAAATAAATGGCTAATATAGTACCTGACTCTTTTAAAACAGACCTGCTTGGTGGCGTGTTTGATTTTGATTCATCTGGTGGATCAACTTTTAAATTAGCGCTTTACACATCTATAGGTGGTTTCAGTACTTCAACTACAGCTTACACAACTACTAATGAAGTTTCTTCATCTGGTACAAGTTATACGGCTGGTGGAAATACTTTAACTAATAATGGTGTAGCAGTTTCAAGTAATGTTGGATATGTTGACTTTGCAGATTTAACTTTTTCATCTGTAACGTTATCAGCAGTAGGAGCACTGATTTATAAGGGTACAAGTAATGAAGCTGTACTAGTTTTAGACTTTGGCGGAACAAAAACTGCAACTAACGGTGATTTCGTTATTCAGTTTCCAACTGCTAACTCATCTAGTGCAATCATTAGACTTGGCGACGCGTAATAAAATTTGGAGTAGTAATGGCTTTAATAGTTAACGATAGAGTTAAAGAAACAAGTACAACTACTGGAACAGGAACGTTTTCACTAGCCGGTGCAGAAGCTGGTTTTGAAACTTTTGTTTCAGGAATTGGTACAACCAACACAACTTACTATGCAATTGAATTAAATTCAGCTAGTGAGTTTGAGGTAGGTATTGGTACAGTTACCGATGCTTCACCTGATACTTTATCAAGAGACACAGTTATCTCATCATCAAATAGTGATAGCAAAGTAGATTTTTCTGCAGGTACTAAAAATGTATTTTGTACACTACCAGCGAAGAGAGCTATGTCTCCATCTATGACAGCCACAGACTATTTAGTAACACATGCTTCAACTCTTTCACAGGATCAAACAGTAGACTCTGGAGTTTTAGCAGGACCAGTTACAATAACAGGAACACAAACAATAACAGGAACGGTAGTAGTAGTATAATGAGTCAAGTAGAAGTAGATAAAGTAATACCTCAATCTGGAACAACACTAACCATTGGTGATAGTGGTGATACTATTAATGTAGTTGGAACGTTACAAAATAACGGTGGAAGTGTAGGTATAACTTCTAAAGAAGGTGGAACAAATTTTACAAACAGTTTATTAGTAGGGACAGATTCAACAGGAACTTTAGATTCTGCGGATGGAAATACTGGAGTTGGTGTAGGAGTATTTGGAGCGCTTACCTCTGGGGATGATAATGTAGCTGTCGGTTTAAACGCTTTAGATGTTAATACAACAGGGTCTAAAAATGTAGCTATTGGTAAAAATGCTTTAGTAAATAACACAACAGGTTCTTGCAATACTGCTGTTGGAGAAGGTGCTTTACAAACTGTTACTACAAGCGGCTGTAATACAGGTATTGGAAGAGATGCTTTAGCTAATAACACAGGTAATAGTAACACAGGTGTTGGTTATGCTTCTATGAATAGTACTACCTCAGCCTCAGATAACACATCTATTGGTTTTTGTTCTTTAAATGCAAACACAACAGGTGGTGCTAATGTAGCATTAGGAACTTGTGCTTTAAAATCAACTACTACTGCAGTTCACAATGTAGCTGTTGGTAAAGATGCTTTAGAAGCTAATACTACAGCTTCTTGTAATACTGCTGTAGGTAAAGATGCAATGACTGCAACTACAACAGGATGTAGAAACGTTGCGGTTGGTGCTGGTGCTTTAAAAACAAATACTACAGGTGATGCTAATGTTGCAATAGGTAGAGAAGCATTAGGTGTAGCGACAACAGCAGATAATAATACTTCTGTTGGTTTTGATTCTTTACAAGCAAATACTACAGGTGCAAGTAACACAGCATTAGGTAAAGATGCTTTATTTTCTAATACAACAGCATCAAGAGGAACTGCTGTTGGAAGATGTGCTTTAGCATCAAATACTGATGGTGATGCAAATACTGCTGTAGGTGACCTTGCTATGGAAGATTGTACTACAGGAGATTTAAATACTGCTATAGGTACAGAATCATTAAAAAATTTAACAACAGGTTGTTACAATGTTGTTTTGGGTAGATCATCTGCAGAATCATTAACAACAGCTGATTATAATACAGCTATTGGTTATCAATCTTTAAGAGCTGGTACGACAGCTTGTCAAAACACAATGGTTGGTGCTTTATCTGGTGATGAAATAACAACAGGTCGATATAATGTAGGTGTAGGAGTACATGCTATTGGTTCAACAACAGATGCTGAGGGAAATACTGGAGTTGGTTATAACGTTTTAGAAAATAATACAACAGGTGATAATAATACAGCAGTAGGTTCTTTTGCTTTAGATTCAAACACTACTGCTGACGAAAATACAGCTGTTGGATATGTTGCTTTAAGTTCTAGTACAACAGCTGCAGAAAATACAGCAATCGGCAGAGGTGCTATGCAAGTAACCACAACAGGTGCTGTAAATACAGCAATAGGAAAAAATGCTTTAAATGAAAACACTACAGGTTCTTGTAATACCGCAGTGGGTAAAAATTCTTTGGGTGACAATACAACAGGTTGTATGAATACAGCTTTGGGTCAAGATTCTGGTGCTACGTTAACTACTGGTAAGGGAAATACCCTTATAGGAAGAGAAGCTGGTTATCACGTTACAGGTGGAGGAAATGTAGTTGTTGGTGGACCAAGCACTAACGGTGGTTATACACCTGCTTTCAATATAACAAGTGAAGATAACAGAGTAGTAATAGGAAATAGTTCTGTAACTAATGCTTATGTAAAAGTAGCTTGGACGGTTACATCAGATCAAAGAGATAAAACTAATTTTAATATAGTTCCACATGGTTTAGATTTTGTAGAAAAGCTAAAACCTGTTTCATTTCAATTTAAAAAATCAAGAGAAGATAATACCCCTGATGGTCCTATACATTATGGATTCAAAGCACAAGATATTATGACTTTAGAGGGAGATAATCCTGTAATTATTGATAATGAACAACCAGAACATTTAAGATACAAAGGCGAACACTTAGTTCCTGTATTAGTAAATGCAATCAAAGAATTATCAGCAAGAGTAGAGGAATTAGAAAATGAGTAGTATTATAAAAGTAGATACAATCCAGGACCAAGCAGGTAATAACATCATCAACGAATCAGGTGACACGATTACTATTGGTGCATCTGGTGATACGGTTAATGTAGTCGGAACACTTCAAAATAATGGGTCAGCTGTAGAAGTTGATAGTGTAACTTTTAAAGAAGGCGGTGCAAATTTTACAAACAGTTTATTAGTCGGTACAGATTCAACAGGTACTTTATCTTCTGCTGATGGAAATACTGGAGTTGGTGTAGGAGTATTTGCGGCTTTAACATCTGGAGATAATAATGTTGCAATCGGTTTATCTGCTTTAGCAGCAAACACAACAGGTTCTACAAATTCAGCATTTGGAAACTATGCACTTTATAGTAATACAACAGCTAACAATAATAATGCGTTTGGATATAACGCACTTGGATTAAATACATCAGGTGCATCTAATGTTGCTATGGGTAGAAATGCTCTACTAAACAACACAACAGCATCTAACAACGTAGCAGTAGGATTTAATTCTTTATGTGCTAACACTACAGGAACTGACAATGTTGCAATAGGTAGAAA